AGACCCAGAATAAACTTTGACCTTGCCTGCGTCAGTATCGTACCACAACTGCCCTTCGATTGGATTGCCAGGAGGGGAACTATCGGCAAAATTTTCCAGTTGATGTACTAGATTTTCAACTTCGTATTCACCGTAAGGTGTAACATTTTTACCAACCAAGGTTTGACTGGTGGCAGTGGTATTAACAGTACCATCTTGTACCACTGCAATAATTTGTCCACGACTGTTGTTGACTACATATGACATAGATCAGGGCTCTTTTCAATAAGTACATCTATTTATGCTGTACCTATGACTAGAGCCCTGTAAAGATTAATTGTATTTGATATAAAACCAGGTGGCTAAAATGTCATTATAAAATGTAAATTCTGTGACTTTTGGTGTAGCCACAGTGAATCCATCGTCGTTGTACACAGTGGGACGATATGCAAAGTCAAAATCCTGTCCCTGCACATAACCTTGCGCCCGCAGATCATACACAATGTCCATGCTGGCGGATACTGTTTTGCGTAACAGTTTAACAGTCCCGGTCATCTACCACAATCCAGCCAATGCTGAATAGATCTTGACGAATTTCATCAGTGACTACACCTTCGCTCACGTATTCCTTGGCACCAGATACATCCCCATTGCCCAGACCTTCGCCTATGCCCGAACAGTACCAGTCGATGTAGTCACCAGATTCACGCATGTCAGCAATAATACCGCCGGCATATCGCCAACTACAGCCCCAGATTTGATCTTTTAATATAGGCAAAACATCATTCTTTTGGAAGTCATTGTTGCACATTGCGGCATAGAGATTCTGGGCATAGGTGTCGCTGGCTCTTACTTTGATCAACAACCACTCTGTGGTACGTAGATCGTACTCCATGTTGTTATTCTGCCAGTCTGGATTTGCTAGATTTTCCTCGTCATGTTGTCGTGCGGACTTGAAAAGATTTACATAATCCTCGCTGGGCTCTTTGCCTTCCTCTTCGCAACGTTTAACATACTGTTCTGCTTGAAAGGTATGTCGTTTGGGACTTCTACTAATTTTCATTTGAGTTTGGTGGGCCGTCTAGGAGTCGAACCTAGCACCAATGGATTATGAGTCCACTGCTCTAACCAAGCATGAGCTAACGGCCCGTGTTCTTACTTAAGGTTATCTATGGCTGCTCGCAACACATGTTCAACCATTTGATTAAGCGTGATGTCTTGCTTGTGAGCTCTCAGCATGAGATCAAACAGTATGTCATCGTCTAGATCAAGTGGGACGCTGATCCTGGTATCGTACTCCTGTCCCTGACTAATTGCCCGCAATTTGGCCAGGAAATCATCAAGCACTTCCAAGTCAGTGTAAACAACTTCACCCCAGGCTTGATCGGCGCTGACACGTCGGTCCAGGCACTCCTGCTCTCGGGCTGAACTATATGCGGGATCCACCCAGCGATAGGCCCGGTCGTTTACATAGTCACTCACAGTGAGTTCGTAACAGTTTTGGTCATCACGATCAAAGATCATTGATGCGGAGTATTGATCCAAGAAGTCACTGTCCAGCGAGTATGCATTGGTACCATAGCAGTCCCACAAGTAGTTCCCGCCACCGGTGATGCGATAATCAATGGCCTGACAAAAACGTTGAAAAATCATGATTAGTCCTTGTTTAGTTTAACATATGCGGCAAGCCGTGGAGGTTCCCAGCCCACGGGTTTGAGCACTTTACCATCTTCACGCTTGCGTACCTTGCCGGTTCGTTTGTCAATCTTGGCAAAGTTACTGTGCATGACTTCCTTCCAGGCACCTTCGGCATCGGCACCCATGCTGTGAATAGCACCCACAGTGACCACCAAGATATCAATCAATGCATCAAGAATCTCGACATCATTATTGTCGGCTCGGGCCTGTTTGAGTTCCTGGTGTTCTTCTTCAATGAGATCACAGTACATGTCAAACTGTGTGCCATTGAACCGGTCAACTGTTTGGTCACAGGACTTCATAAATTTGCGTTGATCATTAAACACATTGCTCATGCTGAGTATTCCTGTTTGTTAATATGTTTGGGACGACGACGATAACGTGTCTTGGGCTCAACCCGCTGAGGTCGAAATGGAGAGTCGTTGGCAAACAACACGTAATGACGTCTTGTCTTTTGCGGAATTTTAACAACGATCTTCATAGTGCAGTAATTATACTAGAAATGATTAGATTAGTCAACTCTGTTGTAAGCTTTTATTGCTTGGATGTTGTTCAAAATATACTGACCAGTCAAGTTGTGCCATTGATCAAAGCTGGCCAACTGACGTGGTTCCAAGGGCAGTTGATAGGTACTGAGCCAGGTTTTCACTGTGCGAGTTCTTGCTTCACTGGGCCAATTCAACGTGGCTTTTAGGCACTGCTCTGCACGAGCATGGAATCGTTGTTTACCACGCCGTTGACTCAGTGCCCGGAGTTCTTGTCCCCAGGCATGAGCCAACTGTGCGTGATTCTCGCTCAACAAATCCCACATCAATTCTTTGCTGTATTGGCCTGTGGTCATGCCACCAGCCAAAGCATTTCTTCTTTGACTTCCACGCTTTCGGCACCATCATATTCATTTATTCTGAATTCTGCACCTACATCAAGCCATGCAATCGCTAAATCCCGCAGACCACCGTCATAGATGTCGGGATACTTGAGTGTGACATAGGTCTGTAGCTCGTCCCATTGTTCTTTTTCCACAAAATCAACGATAATGGGGTCAAAAAGAATTTCCGGTAATTCCTGATTCCAAGTGCTCCAGCCCGCACCAAAGCCCGGCGAATACAGCACCGCCACCTGGCCATTTCGAATCAATTTTTTAATATTCGTCATCATACTCTTCTGTGGCCGACCCTTCGGCGTTAATATGTAAATTCTTTAAGAATTTATAGTTTCAAACGGACTGAGTTCTTCCATGTCAGCTGTGCTGGACGTCTCATAAACCCAGGTAACAGGCACTTGCAAAATCCGCGCAATAGTCACCGGCAAGTAGCCGGCTTCCAGCATGTCGCTGATCTCTAGTGATAAATTGCTCATTGCACTCATTTCAACTCCTTGTTTGCTGTCTGTATTATACAGAATTTTTGATTTTGAGTCAATCAATTTGAATGTCTACAATCTGGCCATTTCGAAAAATGTAGTAGCAGTTCACCAATCCATAATTGACCCAGATACAGTTGTTGCCAGGTCGCATGTCGTAGTGTTGTATTCCTCGCCTGGCAAGATCGTCTTGCACCAGAATTACTTCAAACTCGTTCACATCAACTCCAGTCTTTCTTGTTGCCAGTGGCTTCGTTATCGCGATAACCGGCTGTGTAAGCCACGATTTCTTCGGCTGTCATGTCAGCTAGATCAATTCGTGTGCTGTTGAAGCTGTTGCCGGTAAAGTAGTGAGGATTGTATTCACGACCGTAGTAGCTGTCGGCAGCACCACGATCATAGGGACCGCCATGTCGTGTGTTATAAGTTGGTTTTTCTGCAATCATTTCTGGCTCCTTTTTGTTACTATACTCGTATTATAGCAAATGATGCATTTCTGGTCAAGTCATTTAACCAATGCGTAAGGGCGATCCCAGCGACCAATGTTCAAATCATAGTAGTATGCGGTGTTAAAATAATCAGTCATGGGGTCTGATTCATCGTAGTAGTCAGCGGCTTTGAGTGCCGCAAATGCCTCGGTCAAAAAGGCCTTGGCATCACCATCATAATGGTCCTGAAACCAGTAAGGGTTTACTTGACCGTGACCAGTGTTGTTGGGACGAAATCCACGTGACACTTGATAATGATCGTTACCACAAACACGATTGCTGTTGGCAATAAAATCAATGGGACCTGATTTAAGAGTCAGGGTAATTGTCATGTGATTGCGAACTGACAAAGTTCCTTTGATGCCATACCTGGCCAGCACAGGCTTGAGTGCTGTTGCGATTTTTGCTTTGCGTTCTTGATTCATGTATGCCATTATGATCTCCTTAGGCTGTTTTGCGAAAGTATTGATAGGGCAGGCCCAAATCATAGCACAGGTATTCCCAGTCACCATTGGCATTGCTAGATTGCATGATCCAACGCAAGGCTGTTTCACGATCACCAGCACCCATGCAGATGGTGTTGATCACATGCTTCTCGAATTTCTCAATGGCCTCGGCTTCGGCCGCCTTGCGAGCAATCTCTTCGCGCTCAATGGCCTGGCCCAGGATTACAAACTCTTCTTGAAACTGCTCAAGAGTCCAGGCACTGGTATCAATACCACGGGGACGAAAGCCATGGGCGTCTTTGTACATGTCCCAGAACATGCACTGAGCCTGCTCCAATTCACTCATTTCTTCCCAAGTTGTCATTGCTTCCATTTCCAGCTCCTTGTTTCTTACTATGTTCATATTATAGCAAATGGGCCATTTCTGGTCAACCAGATTTTAAATTGCTTGAGAGTACCAACCTTCACGCTCAATTTTGCGATTGGCTCGGCGAATAGTGTTACGGGCTTTGTCAACACCGGGTGTTGAACTTGATGCATGGATGCTACCGTTGGCTAGAAGAAACTCAACCGCCGTGTGCTTGGCCTGATATGTTTTCAGTGCCACTGCAGGGATCAACATTGGGCGACCGTTTATAGGGGTAAAAGTGACTTTCATTACTGGCTCCTTGTTTCTTACTATGTTCATATTATAGCAAATGGGCCATTTCTGGTCAACCACTGTTTTACGCTGTTTTTGTGTGCTTTGATGCAGTTGTACAGCTTCTAAGGGCGTAAACCACCCTGACAGGCAAAAATGTGTACTCAAGTATTGGTTTTGGGGGCTAAAACTGCAAACTCAAGTACTACTTTTTGGGGCCGATTTAGACTTCGATTGCCCTGCGGAACACAATTTCTTGCTTGGCAAATGCTTGAATTTCCCAGGGCTGGTCCAGGTACGGGGTCCGGAGTCCGTAAAATTTGCCCTTCCATCGCTTACCCCGGGGGGTGACCTGGAGAGTGCCTTTGGCAAACTGTGCCACATGGGTAAGCTCGTGTGCCAGGGTGGCGCCCAGGGCCTGCAGATCTTTAACAGGTTTGAGTACCACAAGATAGGTATCAATTCCGGCCAAGGGAATGGTACTACCAAGCTCTTCGATATCGGGATCAAGAATGATATGCAAGAGTTTTTGATTTTTGGTCAGTTTGAGTTGATCCAGCATAGAGGGAACCAATGACTCCACATATTTGCAGGCCCGTGTACGACCTTCAACATAAAATTCCATTTTATAATCCTACGGCTTTTTTGATTTCGAAACGAGCAATCTTTTCGTCAAAGTACATACGCACACCTTCATTGACGGGACTTGCTACCACAATCTCTCCTAGCTCTACAGCCAAGGCTTCGGTAAAGCGAGTTAGAATGGCCTGTGTATCTTCCATTTGATCCAAGGGGTCTCGGTCTAGAATTTCTGCATATTTTGCAATCAAATTTTCTACAGTAGAGTGCATCATTTTGGAGTACTTTTTCTTACTAAGCTTGTATTATAATAAATGGGTGAATTCTGGTCAACTGAAATTACAGTGTTGCTTTTACACAACACCACGTACATCTGTGTTCAAGTTGGGTTTATGTTGGCGAATCAGCTCACGCTCAAGATTGTGAGCTTCGGTTTTGCCACGCAAAACAGCCAGAACGTTCACAGTGAAACCTTCAACACCACGCTCACGCATGCACTCATACAGTGCCCAGCTCTTGTCTTCGCTACGTGAACGATACAGGTGCTTCATGCAACGAGTCATCACAGACTTCTTTACAGTGGACGCTGTCTTTGCAGTAACGCCAATGTAGAAGTCCGAGCCCGAAGTGAGCATGTAAACAATGTGTGTACGATCTGAACGCTTTTTTCTCATCATGTAAGTATTATAGCAAATGACGAGATTCTGGTCAACCTGCTGAAAAATCAGGCAAAATTGGTGTTGCACAAAAACAACACCCAGATTCTGCTGAAAAATAGACAAAAACCCTGAATTTTACAGGGTTTATTAGCTGTAATTTTCCAGGAATTTCTGTAGATCGCCGTAGAGAGTGGCCAACATGGCTTCCCGGCTTGAGAACATCACCAGTTGTTTTTTCCGATAGTCAATGTAGTAAGGGAATGTGAGCTTGCGGTCTAGAGCCAGGAGTCCGGACTTGTTGAGATTTTTAAGCTCAACCGGCACTGTCCAGTTTTCTATTTCCAAGAGTTCAAATGCAAGATATCCACAGTCGGTCAACCGCAGACCACCGGTACTGCGCAGATTCATGTACCAAGTTTTGAGTGCCCGCTCAAGGGTCATGGGCACCGATTCAGGCAGTAGTTTTATCAGCGTTGCAGTGAGTTCACGCTTGTTTGCCATCGGAATAGATTTGTTCGCCGGACCGGAGCAAAACTACCGAAAATTTATCTGATTTGAATTGTGTGTTTAACTTCTTTGCCAGGTTAATGGCATGCCCGCGATTGCTGAAACTTACTTTGCGATACTTGGGTCCTGGGTACTGCACCAGCATGTTGGCAGTTTTCAAGTTGATTGGTTGTCCATCAAAGAACACAGCCCAAATGCCTTCGGCGGCCAGCACTTGCTCGGTGCGGTAAGTCTGCTTGTTGGTGAGTTCTACTAGAACTTTGGGTTTGGGTCTGCTCATTGTTATCTCCAGGTTTATTTATCATAAACTAAGCAGTTTTTAAAAAGAACCCCCAGTGAGTTCTACTGTGACAACTTCAGATGTATCGGTGGTTTTTTGCTCTTGCAGGTGTTGCAAAATCAACAACAGCTTGGTTATGTCGGCATGCAGGTCTCGTGCTTCGTTAATGGTCAACACAACTTCGCCCTGTCTGCGGCTCTCCACGGCCTTGATTTTGTCTATGAATTTGTTTATATGCAAACTCACTTGCTTTCGGCCTCTTGCCGGGTTTTAAAAGGTCCTTGGTAACGATATCGTTGTAGCAAAATCAACTTGGGGCATTGTACCACATCCCAGTTACGACCTTGTTTGACTCGGTACCAACCAGCCGCATACCAGCTTCGACTGCGTGGCTCACAAGTGTACAGTGGCAATTGATGCTTGATATCCAACACAGGGTTATAAGGCTTTTCCACAGTGTCGAATCCATGCACTTGGAATTCAGGAGCCGGGACCACTGCTCGTTCCACTGCTTGAAAATCAACACTGATACGTTCCTGTATCATGCTCAGTGTTTTGTAGGTAGTAACATCCTTGTTGATTCTAACAGCAAACCCGTCGGGGCTGGCTTCAATGTTACCAATTTTTTGATTGTTTTCTTGAAGGATCCAGTATTGATCAGGTATTACTGGTTTGGCTACGATCATCTAATACTCCTTTGTATGTTATGTTCAGCCACTTACCGATCGCTTCCGCATGATCGCTAAGTTTAGTAAGTTCATATTTTCCACAGAACTTTAAGAAGTGTGCGCCCACCATGCCCACATCACGATGACTAACTTGTTCTCGGATCGCTTGATCAACTGTGTGTTTGATGTCATTGGGTTGTGCAGTTAAATCAATCAGCATACGATTGCGCTCGTAATCGTCAATGACTTTGTGTTCGGCGTTTTCATAGTCGGTCCAACGTTGGAGCATGAGATTGTTCCAATTGTAGCCTTTTCGATCACGATCTTCAAATGCTTCTGTCAATCCCACGTTGTTCTTTGTACCATTGATACGCACACCTGGGTATGCAGAGAACACATTGTCGCCAGGATCACCACGCATGCACTTCAGGAACAGCACCCACTTTTGATAATCAACTGGTGTTTCAAAATCAGAGTCTGCTTTGCCAACTTTGATTTTGCTGTCGCTCTTGACAGTAAAACTCAGTTTCTTGCCCTTGCCATCAACAATGGAATCTGTGCTGTACACGTGGTCATTGATACCGTTGTAAAGTCGCACATTGGGCGCAACCAACTGCACAAAGTCCGAGTCACTGCTGACAATAATGTGTTCATCTTGGGGGTGAAGCGCGATCCAACGGGCGATAATATCATCTGCTTCGGCAGTGGGACACCGGATAACGCTACAATTTGTTTTTGTAGACAAATATTTAGTCAGCTCGTCGTATGTTTCCCAGAACAGTTTGTCTTCTTCTGCTTCAGTTTCATTCATTTGCCCACGTGCCACAGCACGGTTGGCCTTGTAGGGCTTGTAGGCATCTTTGCGCCAGCTACGCCCCTCTAGCGCAAACACCACATGATCAGCCCCGAAATCACGTGCTACTTTGTTTGCACTCATCATGGTCAGGTGCAATGCAAAACCCAGCTTGGTCCATGTGTCACTGGCTCGATGTGCTTGATGCCGAGCGCGGAAGAACATGTTACTGGTATCAATCAACAAATAGCGCATGTTGGCCTTATATAAAGTGGTGTTTAATAATGTATTGTAACATAAAACGATGCCAAGCCGCATGAGCATCTATGCCAAAATGCCATGAATTTGGAGCAACTGTGTCATGACCGTTGTTTTTTAACCACGCATCGTAGGTCATTTTTGGGTTGTATGGCTCAATGTAGCTGTTGCCCCAATCCCGGTGATCTGGTAAACTTCCAAAATGGTTGTTGCCGTTGAGCATGATGTGTTTAATGCCCAGATCCTCGAGTTCGTTATGAAACGCCCAGATGTCGTTGTGAGCTTGTTGTGTTTGTTCTTGCCAATCGATGCCCAGGATATATTGCCGATACTTTTCCTGCAACTCTGGCGGAACTGAATCAGTGCCACTGGCATTGACTTGATAGTATGTGCCTTTGTGCAACCACTCCTGTCGCTCCCATGTGCTCCACTGAATAATCATCAAGGTTTCTCTTAGACGTGTTTGATGATTGGCTATCCAGTGTCTAGTGGTTCTCATGATACGATCATTGCTGGACGCACTCTCTGCATCACAATGCAAGGGTGTTTTTAATGCATCGGCTAGCAGTCGTCCCCAACTAACAGACATGTTGCTGGGGTGTGGTGACCGACCCATGTAGAAATACCGACTATCGTCCTCGGCAAACGCATGTGGTGATGCCGCCTCGGCTGCGGCAGCATGACTGTCACCGTTTATATAAAGTATCATTTATGAAAATTTCGTGTGGTAATTTTTTAGTATCAGTAATGTCCGAAAACGTTTGTGCAATATTGGGATCTATGATTTGGGGGTCAATATACCAATCTTCAAACGCTTCCCATGTACTGGTTGGGTAGTTTTTAACTGCTACATTTTTAATCAACAGTTGATAACCAAGCTGTTGCAAGAATGTTTGTGCTTGTTGTTGTATGTGCTGATTCCCAGCAAACACATCAGTTTCAAATGTGATTACAGAAAATCTGTGGCGATCGTGCGGTAGTCTTTTCAACGCATTTAAGCTGGCAGTTTCGTCAAGATCCACTTGCAAATAATCAATCTGCTGTGGCATCTTTGACAGCAACTGCTCAAAGTCCAACTCCAGTATGTTGTCTAGTACAAAATTTGATTGTGGGCGATCGGCATCCCATTCAGACTTTAGTTCAGATCTAAAATCAATGCTGGGACCCTTCCAATCAAACTGTTCCAGCAAATAGGTGTTGTTCATGTACATGGGCTCCGATGCACCAAGTTCAAGATATGTGCCTCCACGCAGACCATTGTGCATGGTAAGCACAAACATATCCTGCCATGATTGAGAGTAATTTTCTTTAATTGACTCTAGGCCCGGAAACCGGTGACGCATGCAATTCAACAAACAGGGGTGATATATGGGGTCATATTCGGCTATTTCAATCACACGATCACGCACACGTTGACTTGGTATGTCGTTGTATGATTGATACTCAAAGAAATGTTGCCGCGGCAGCCACTGTTCAATCTGCTGAAAATTACGTTGTCGTATTCCAAACATTGTGATTTAAAATGTCCCGTCTTTTAACACTTTGTATGTTTCGGCAGCTACCACACGTTTGCGTAGACTGCTACTTGAGAATGAATGATCTCGGCCATTGAACACAATCTCGATACCGCGGTCATAACATTCACTTTTACCTGTGAAGTCATTTTCGGCATATTCCACACCCAAGATACGAACATCCAGGGGCAAGATCAGCAACAGGTCCACAAGATCTTGTTCAGTTTGGTAAACAACAACTTCATCAACATAACGACAAGCCGCCAGTTGTATTTGACGTTCTACAATGCTTTGCACCGGTTTGTTTTTGGTGTCTGGACGATCGATTGTGGGATCAGTTTGCAGGCCGCAGATCAAGTAGTCGCAGTGATTCTTTGCTTCGCTTAACATGGCAATGTGTCCTGCATGCAACATGTCAAAAGTTGAGAACGTGATGCCAATGCGTTTGCCTTCTTGTTTGAGTTTTTTAATGTGATTAAATATCATAAAATTTTCTAATGTAATCTTGTAAAACCTGTGCCCAAGCAGTTTGGGCATTGTCCCCAAAGTGCAAATGTTTGTCTGGTTTAAATCCCTGTCGTTCTAGATAACAGTAGTAGTTTAACTCATTGTCATATGGACTCATGTATCGATGTCCCCAAGTGTCAACCGCCAACGTTGAGCTTATCATCATAAATGAATTAAAAAACAAATAGTCAATGTTGCGACGACGACATTCTACTGCTAGTTGTATCAGTTGTTTTTGAGTTTCTTGTGCTCCACGAACAAAACTGTCATCGCCGATACTGTTTATATAATTTTTGTATTGCTGTTGTAAAGGCGCAGGCAATACGTCATGACCACTGGAATTGATTTGATAAAATTCGCCCTGGTGGAACCATTCCTGACGTTCCCAGGAGGTCAATGCAAGTACAAGAAAATTAGATTGTGTTGGGCTTAAATACCGCAGCCACTCTCGAGTGGTGCGAATTATGCGTTGATTACTGGCACCACTAATGGCATGATTAATCAAGTCATAGCCAAGATTGGTAGCCAACTGATTGGGCCAGGAATTGGCCAGGCTCTCGCACCCCACACCAGCACTGTGGCTACAACCATTGACGTATAGTTTTTTCAAAGCCATTTTAATTTACGATACTTCTCGACGCCCGCCACCAATGTCTCTACTCTTGGTAAACCGCTGTGGATTCATTGCTTGCTCTTGTTCCCACGTTTCCATTACAACATGTCTGCACACATTCTGGAACCAACGATCCACAATCTCTGCGTCCGTATCTGTGGGTTTCATCATGTATCCAGCTCGCACTAGATTGGCAACAAACTTCTCATTCCAGTCAAGTTCAAAAGCACCTTGATGCAGGTTATCTGCATCTAGCTCCAAGCCAAGTACAGACACATATGGCTCGCCCTTTTCGTTGGCAATTTCCTTGGCTGTCTTGGCAGTTTCTTTTTTCTTTGTGGGTGCAGATGGTGTGTCGGGCTTTGCCTGTGTGGGTGCTGAATTTACGTTAGCATTTACCCCAAACAAACTTTTAATTTTGTCAAACATACCACTCCTTTAAAATAAATCTACACGTTCCCATGGCAAATAATCTTTACCAAAATGCCCATAGTTTGTTGTTGAACTGTAGATAGGACGGAACAACTCGAAGCGTTCTATAATACCTCGAGGAGTCAAGTCTACATTTTCTTGTACCCATTTGGTTAATTCACGACCTTGCTTGGCATCAGCAGTTTCAACATAGAAACTCATAGGCTGTGCTAATCCAATAGCATAGCTAATTTGAACTGTAGCCCAATCTGCCCGACCACTGGCCACAATGTTTTTGGCAAGATAACGCATCATATAGGCAGCACTTCGATCAACCTTAGTAGGATCCTTACCACTGAACGCACCCCCACCATGTGGGCTATAGCCGCCATAAGTATCAACAATAATTTTACGACCAGTAAGGCCGGTATCACCATCAGGGCCGCCAATAACAAAACGGCCAGTAGGGTTAATAAAAAACTCAGTTCTATTGTCTACAAATTTTTCCGGCAACACGCCACGAATAATATTTTCCACCACCATTCGAACATGATCAATATTTACACTGTCTGTGTGTTGGGTTGAACAAACCACCTTGGCAATGCGCCGAGGTGTACCATCGTCATTGTATTCAAATGTGACTTGGCTCTTGGCATCGGGTTCTAGCCAGGACACAGTGCCTGCTTTGCGAATTTCAGCAAGTTCTTCTACAATGCGATGAGCCCAGTAGATAGCTGAAGGCATATGAATCTCTGTTTCGTTACAAGCATAACCAAACATCAATCCTTGATCACCTGCACCGAATGTGTCTGTGCCCAGGGCAATATCAGCACTTTGTCCGTGTAATAGATTAGTAATTTCTACTGTGCGCCAATCAAATCCCAACTGCTCATAACCAACATCTCGAATCACTTTGCGCACAGCCGATTCAATTGATTGGTCTGACACAGCACCTTTGTACTCACCTGCAATCACAACACGATTGGTTGTGACCAGAGTTTCACATGCGCATCGCAAGGCTGGATTTTTTTGTGCCATAAACAGATCTAGTACAGCATCGCTGATGGCATCTGCAATTTTATCTGGGTGTCCTTCTGATACACTCTCACTTGTAAACAAATAACTCATTAATTTCCTTTAATTTTCCATACAAGATGATCATGCCGATCATGTCACCTTGTTGCATACACAGGTTCACCGGGACCAGCATACATTGCTGTCAGTCTGTAGGCAAACTTTAACCAAATAAGCTTGCCAGATATACTGCATTGTTTCGGTAGCCAAGCAAATTTAAGTTGCGCACCCAAGCATCTGGCATAAAAGTGATCGTAATCCATTTTTCCAGGATCAATACTCATCACCAACTTTCAACATCTGTGATGTCAATTTTGACTGTGGATTTGGGATCAAACTCGATAGTTGTCACTGCACCGATGCCGGCACCGTTGCTTGAATCTTCGGTAAGGATTACACGATCCACCCTGTCGTACATTTCAAACACTTCTCTTATTTTTTCATACTGAGTGCGAGTAATTACAATTCGTGTCATTCTTCAACTCCAAAATGTTCTTTAATATTTTTTATAACTGTATCGTTAGGAAACATAGATGGTGTCCACTTTACAACTTCAACACATTCCCTCACAATCAACTCGGCGAACTTTTCTAATTCATCGCAACCTATAACTGTAAGAGGCTTGCTGTCACGTCGAAAACATTCTGCCTTGGCCTGTTCTAAAATTTTAGAAATTTGTTCGTTCATCAGGTACCCCAGGCATTGCGCCACAGGTCAACTTGCAGTCGTGGACTGTATCTCCAACCCAAGTCCATGGCCATCTTTGCAACTTCTTGTGTGTTTAGATTGTACACATCAGGTACGCCACCAATTGGCATTACGTAAACAGGGCCAGTAAATCCTGCTTCTCGGTATTTAAACACAGCTTGTTCTGCGTCATCAAGATCTTGGCGTGTGGCAATAACAAACTTGAGATAGGTGTGACCAATCATGTCAAAGCTTTTAATAATGTCTGGCCTAATAGCAATGTCTTGACTTTCGCCCGAGCATGGTAACTTTGGGCTCACACTAAATGTGAGTCGATCACGATTGCGTCCAGAGTTTGTAATCTTCTCAAACAAGTATTCGTATACTTCTGGGTACAGCTCTTGGCTGCCGTTGGTTTCAAATGTTAGATTAAGCAATCCATTCTCACGACAACGATCCAACAGCTCGGGATACAGTCGTTGATAACCTAACAACGGTTCCCCGCCAGTAATCACAAGATGTACATCATCATTGCCATTGCTGTCACTCCACCGATTGTGTGGAATAATGTCGTGTAGGTTTTCTGCTATCTCATCAACAGTTTCCATTCGAGAGAAGTGTTTGAACTCGGGATAGATACTAGCGTAACTATCACAGCCGGTGCTTATCAGTGGCAGATCTTCAAACTTGGGGTACAGTTTGATGTTCTTGATGATTTCAGCAACTTCGGGATTTGCCCCTTCGATTACTTCGTTTCGATCTCGTCCAAACTTCTTGCACCTAAAGTTGCAACCATATGTACGAAAGAAAACGCTGGGCACCCCGGACCAGCGACCTTCGCCTTGTAAGCTATAAAAGATTTCGGTGTAGTGTATTTTTTCCATGTTTTAAGTATAACAAAATATTTTAACAATGTCAAGCAATATTATTTTTTAACAAAGTCAGTAACATTGCCATCTTGGTGTGTTGTAGAAATGCCAGAAAAATCTGCAACAATTTTTTCTAGCTCGTCGCGTAGAAATTGTTCATCGGGATTATACGCAATGCCCTGCCATGATAAATCCTTTACACAGGGCTTACTCGTTTTAACATGTTGTTAACGTCCGATGCTAACATTTTTTCCCATGGATCTTTTTTGCCAGCTAGTAAATCCTCCCACCAGGCAATCTCATGTCCCTTGGAACGCAAGTATGTCACCAATTTGTTTGCATCCTGTATGCGCAATCGTCGGTTGGACTGATGATTAAAATCCCTGGGGTGTTGAACGTCGCCTTCATGGATGATTCTATTTTTGTAAGTATCATCCTCGTTTTTACCAGTTAGGTCAAACCGCTCGTGTTCAACTCGAATAGGAATACGTACCATGATGTCCAACATCCAGGCAATCTGACTGATATAAGCATCATTGAGCTGATGTTGACTCAAGTGCCCAAGTAACTCATACCAGGTACGCGGGACAATGGGAAAAATACTGTAAGGGTGCAAATTGTGTGTGTCAAATGCTTGAATACAAAAACGATCACCTTGTGCGGATATAGTTGTATCCCAGTGGTCGTCAAGCATTACCGCGTCATCGTTCCAAAATACCCACCACGGTGCCAATGCATGTTTGGCCATTATGTTTAGATACTTGTGTAAATTTTCATAACCAATTGGTGCAAATTCTAGCACTAGGTATTTGCTATCAACTTTCTCCAGCAGTGGTACAATTTCATCAACAAAATACTGTGATGATTCTTTGTCGTCGTTGTCAAACCCAAGTATGAATTGAATAGATCCCGGATCATCAGAGGTATTCAACAAGCTCTCGACACTGCGTTTTAAGATATCAGTTCTACCTCTACTGGGTAGCAAAATTGAAATCTTGGTACTATTCATTAATTACTCCAATGCTTAATTGTATTTGCTATAATAAAACAACATGTTATCACATGTAGCACCACCCAGAAAGTTTTTAGAAACAATGCAATCTTGGCTTCTCTTAATGTAAGAACGGGCACATCCGGTCTGTCATCATCAGTATTGCCCATCAGATGACCGGTTGCTCTAGCCCATATTTTTTCAAGTGAATTCATCGGTAAACTTCTTCTTCTAAATATCGTTTCAGTTCTTTGTCTGTGGGTTCTACTGAATAATTTTGTTTGAAAAATATCTCGTAACTGTCGCTACCATATTTTCCAATTCCATATAACTGGGTAGCATCTTTACCGTTCCAGGACAAATAGTCCCGGCTCATACCCACCAAACGATTGTATCGAATATTGGTCATGCCCAAGGGTTTGATAATGCTCTTGACAAATTCCTCATCTGCCGCAATCAATGCCCGGGGAGTTGGAAACCAATACAGGAATTCTGGTAGTGTTGTCTTAACAGACTTACGCCCAGTTTGATTCAGCATGATCACGCCCACCATGTGTTCCCAACTATTGGAGATCTGTTGCTGTACCATAAGATCATCTCGTAAGGGTTCAAAGAATTTCATCAAGATACCTCATCTTTTTTATCGCTGGGGAATGTTGCACTGGTGTATCGAATAATCAACACACTGACGGCAATAACAAATGTACTACCGGCCACTGCCAGCATCTCCGTGATGTTGATAGGCTGGTGACTCATGATATCTACCATGTGTCGTGTAAGTGCTGTAATTGCAATATATAACAGAAACCTAACAGGCATATGGTTGGTTTTGAAATAAATGCCTACCATGGCACCTATTTCTAAATAGATAAACATCAACAACAGATCGCCCACTGAGGCATGGTGCTTTTGGAACATTTCAAAAAATGTCCATCCAGCGGCCCATACTGTTGCCGCACCTATGCCAAAAAGTGCCAAACGATGGAATATGTCCACAAACATATTTCCTAATCTATCCACTCTTTCCATTCTAAACATACTTTATCCCTCGTATGTGGCCGAGTTGGCACCGTGTTCAAATACTTCAACCGATTTAACTCTCACACTGGGATTGATTGGATAGCGCATGTCTCCTGATGCTAGTAGTTCAGCCATTTTATCATAACACATCTTGGCAAACATTTCACAACCCACACCATCTACCACTCTAAGATCGCAGATTGCACCTCGCTTGTGTGGAATATCGCTACGAGGATCAACCGAGCTCATATTGACTTGTGCAGCCATTTGTTTGAAGAAAGGCATCATAGGATCATCTCGAGCAATTACTAGTGTATGATCAAACATGTCATCTGCCCATGCTTTGAATTCTTTAAGACCGCCAAAGTCCATACACCAGTTCTTGTCGTCCAGTGTTTCACATTCAAACACCAGTTTGATACCAATTGAGTATCCATGCAGTGTTGAGCAGTGGCTATGTGTGGCACGCCATTGTCTAAAACAGCATGATAATCCACGGTCGTTTCCGTAAGTTTTTGTTGAGTAAAATTTTGCCATTATATTCTCCTATGTTAAATTTTAGCATAGGCCTGCAGAATTTGTATAGCGGGATGAATGCCAGAAAGGCCGCTGAAAGAAATATTTATTTAGGCAACTGATAGCTATTGATTTTGTAATTTTGTTGCTCGGCAATAACACCTCGTACTCCCCCAGTGGGGTCAGCACAATCTCCGGTTCGTCTTGGAATCAAATGCACATGTGGATACATTACAGTTTGCCCAGACGCCTTGCCTATATTTAGGCCAATGTTAAACCCATCGCACTCTCCATTTTTTATCATTTGACGACCTTTGATCAAAGCAGATTCAAAACAATCCATGATCACTGCATCTTGATTGTAGTTAGGAACAAATAACAAATGCCCATTGGTAACAGGGAATCTATCTCGAAACACAGTGACATGAAAGTCACTAAGTCCTGTTTCAACTTGATCCCACGGAGCAATACCTGCTTCGTGCGCTTCTTCTAAATCAGTCCTGATGTCTGTTTCGTCGCTCATAGTGATATTGTATAAAAAATTCTTGCACTGACATTTTTTTCTTGATCAACGGTGCCTCTTACACTAAATTTAGAATTCTTAGTGATGTCTTGTTGCCACTTAACTCCAACATAAGTAGCAGGAGTACCAGCCAAGCTAACACGTACATTGGAGTATGACATAACACCTTGCTCGTCTACATTGGTTGGCAGTGTCATGTTAAATGCACCATGTACCACTGTGGGTTTGATGCCAGCATACCAATTAAAATTTCCAAGTTGGACACCCACTGCGGCATGCATGGCAACAATTGAACTAATGTTGTTGACAATGCCATTCGACAACCCAACATTTGTAATCATACCACCAACTTGAGTCCAAACCCCAGACTCGTGCATGTTGAGTTGACTGTACTCAGTGGTCACTGAGTTGTTGATCCGCCCCCAGGTGCCAGACAGCGCAACATATGGATTGTTCTGACTTGACGTAAGTGTGAATTGATGTACAGTTGTTGCCTTGGGATCAAGCATGCGACTGTCAAATGTAACGGTACTATCACTGCCGGGCGCCTGCGCACCTGTAACATAATGTGTTGGATTTACTTCAGTGCCCATGCCAGACCAACGACCGCTCCAATTATAACCGGGCTCAGCGTCAAGCATAACTGGGTTGGACATCAATGTGTTGCGGTGTACTGCACCTGACATATCTGCTTTAAAGTCACGTTGCATTGAGTCAATCACTGAAATCGAGCTCAATGATGCTTTTGCTCCTGCGCCCGAACCTGCAACCACAATAGTGCCAGTAACCGGAACAGGCTTGCCAGTACGCCCAGTCATGGACAGATTTACTGCACCAATTGGTCTAGTTGCGGCATCAAGATCCAATAGCCCTTGTCCGTGCGTGTCAACATTGTATCCTGGCAAGTTTTTGTTTGCAGTTTTGAGCAACACCTGAACTTGATTTTCAGGTGTCATGTAAGGCCACAACTGATTAATAATAGCAACAGCGCCCGCTACTACCGGAGCCGCTTGACTAGTGCCGCTCATTGATTTTGTTTCTGTGGTGTTTATTGCTGGCGCAGACACACTCATACCTGGCGCAAGAATATAAAAATCTGACACACGATATGTGTCCCGACATGTACCGCCTACTACATCTTTACAAACACTACCAGACCGAGCACCTTCGATGCGTCCAGCTTGAGCGTTCCAATTACCAACCACCAGCATTTGACCATTGAGTACTAACTTGCCATTGACATCGGTTGCAGAAGCAAATGTAGCAGGATTTTGTACATAAGGCAAATTACTATTACCAGCACTGACTGTTAGCACAGTGTTTGGGCCTAGAGCCTGTGCCCAAGTTTCGGGCTTTTCTAAATTGTAATAGTTCTTGCCACCATAGTTTTTGTCACTACTGGCATAGATACCGGGCGCAATTTGTGTAACACTCTTGGTATAGGCTGTGGAGTAACTTGTGTTGGCACTAAAGTTAGCCACAGTGATATCGCTGTATTGCTTGGCCCAATTCAATGCTTGAACGGCCTGGCCGGATGTGACATTGCTGGTATTGCTGAGTTTTGCAATGGCAAGATTGGCATCAAACGCAACACCATTGACACCAATTCCATTGCGAGCCGCAGCCGCAATGCCTGCTACGTTGGTACCATGCCCAACTTGGTCTTGCATACCAGTTCTTGTAAGATCAAACTGGTATTTGATCTTGCCAGCAAAGTCCACATTGCCAACATCAATGCCGGTATCCATGATCATGATGGTGCTGCCTTTGCCGGTCCATCCCCGACTCCAGGCATAGTTTGCACCAACTAGCTCATTTGCTCGGTTGGTAGTTTCTCCCCCAAGCCATGCGCTAGGGTTGTTGTTGCCCACAACAGTGGGTGTGCCGCTAAATGGTCCGTATATGCTGGTTTGAGCAAATGTTGGACTCACAGCAACAAATAACACGATTGGCAAAAGTTTCATAGGATCTCCAAATTACTATAGATAACCCTAGTATAACACCAGGGCAATTTTGTGTCAACTTATCTGGGTGCAAAATCTTGTTGTAGTTTGATGTTATCAAAAAACTCTTTTTTGGTGCTTTGGTCAGTGTTAAATGCACCTCTGAGCACAGTGGTCTGAGTCAGACTAGAATGTGCCATAATACCTCGATTCTCACAGCACCCATGAACAGCCTGTACATAAACCCCTACATCCTTGGCGTCAGTGGCTTTCATGATCTCTCGGGCAATATCGTTAGCTAGCTCTTCCTGTAGCGTACCACGACGAGCACACCACTGAGCAATACGAGTGTACTTGCTAAGACCAATGAGTTTTTGAGCGGCAATAATCCCGATATAAGCAACGCCACTGACAGGTTGGTGATGATGACTGCACATACTGCGAAGCTCACTACGTACCACAAGCATTCCTTCGTAGCGGTCGTGTGAGTCATTGGGAAATGCTGTTGCATCTGGTGCTGGTTCATATCTACCTGCCATTATTTCGTTAAAGTACATTTTGGCCAGTCGTCGTGCTGTGCCTTTTGAGTTGGGATCCGTGTCACGGTCAATCAGCAAACTATCTAGCACTTGTTCAAATGCCGGTGTTGCTTCATCGATTAGTCGTTCTATGTCGCCTTCGTGTAAGTAATCGCTGATGTTGTCGCCTGCCCAGAAACGTTTGCCTTCACGTTTCATCTTAAAGCGAATATGATCGCCTAGGTAGGCTTCTTTGTAGCCACCATCGCCTGCCATGGCATCTAGTGCTGTTTCTTTTTTGTTTGTCAATGTATTTCTCCGAGTTAATGACGTGGATGTCGTTGTGTAATTGTAATGTATTTAGATTACAAAGTCAATCTATAATTTTGATTTTTCTAAGATCTGGATACTCAACCACAATTGGTTTGGGTGGATTATCTTTGATTCCTTCCAGTAAGGCCAATGCAGTTGTGGCTTCTTCGATGGTGGGGCGGTAGTGATAGCCTACATGAAATTCTTTTTGGGTTTCCCAAGGGCTAAGTCTGAGATCGCGACCATCACTACGCTGTTGTCCCAGAGTCTCATAGGCTTTTTGGTCATCTAACAAGATTGCACCGCCGCGTCCAATTTGCAATGGTTTAGTATGACCAAAACTTAAACACTGCATTTTACCGGGTCGATACATGTCCTTTTCCAGCCGACGTGCGCTGTCCCAAATTCGAGTATTAACAAACTCGTATTCACCTATCCATGTTTGTTCTGGCTCATCTAAATAGACATAGTGGATGCCTAGTTTGTGCATGGTCATTGGCACACTAAGATAGGTGTAAGGAGTCATTTTTAGGTCACGCACGCCATCATATCTCAAGCACATTTCAATGGCATGTGTGCAACAATCAGTCATGACAACATAAGGAGCACCAGTGAACTCACCTAGAGCTTTTTCAAATTCAAAAATTTTATCGAACATACCAATTCCATGCATGTTGAATCATGTCATCAAGGCCGTACTTGCACCAGTTGTTGGCAGCTTTGCTAAACTTGTCAGCACTGGCTGTGAGCACAGCAGGATCTCCTGAACGTTGTGGGCCCAACACAACTTTTAATTTTTTTCCTGTGATGCGTTCTGCGGCATTGATTATTTCTTGATTGCTTGTGCCGTTGTTGCTTCCAAGATTATAAATGCCCGATTCAATATCAGCGGAAATTGCCATGACATGTGCTCGAGCAATGTCATCAACATGTACGTAGTCACGTATACAAGTGCCATCGGGCGTAGGATAGTTGTTTCCATGCAATGTAAATTCTTGGTCGTCACGAATACTTTCTAGTGCTCTTGCAATGATATGCGTTGCACCAGGCGCTTGCCCGTGACGGCCTTGCGGGTCTGCACCACATGCATTGAAGTAACGAAATGCAACAAAGTCAAGATTGTAAGCATTTTTGTACGATGCCATGAACATCTCAATCATAAGCTTGCTTTCACCGTATGGGCTGATCGGGTAAGGTGGATCTACTTCACTGCAGGGAACCATGATAGGTTCTCCGTAGGTTGCAGCCGAACTAGAAAAAATAATTCTAGTATTAGGCAACGAGCAAGTTAAGTCAAGCAAATGAAGTGTTTTCATTGCATTGTTATGATAGTAATCACTTGGATATTTCACACTAGGTCCAACCAAGCTAGTGCCGGCACAGTGTACAATAGCCACAGGGTTTGCACTTTTAATAATGTTAAAACTTTTAACAGACCAAAAGTCACATTGGTAGAATGTATTAAATGCGCCAGCTAATCTATCAGGGCATGGGGAACGGTCAATGCCAATTACAGTATATCCGTTGTCGTGTAATTGAAGAGCAGTTTGTCCACCAATATATCCTGCCGCTCCGGTGACAACTACAATTTTGTTCATAAAATCATTCAATGTGAGAAATGTCAATAACTTGTCTAGGGATATTTCGAACTGGTTGTTCGGGCACACCCAGTTGTGTGTTGATGTTTTGCATTAGTTCTAGCTTTGCCTGTGCCCCTCGACTACCGTGCCAATGTATAATATGTGCATCATTTAGATTGCAGTTATTCCACTTGTCAGACATGGCACGTGTAGCATCATCTCCGGGCAACATAAACCCTTGGTAAGCCATGCGAGGATCAATTACTTTGTCTGTCCCAAGTCCCTGACTCCAGACCATCTGATTGTATAATAACTGATCGCTGTTCCACCAGTCAAGTGTTTTGGTCTGAGCCAATGCCCATGACCACATATCACGACTCATGGTGCTAGGATAGTACCTAATATCAGCATTGAGAAAATGTGAGCATGGCCCAAAGCTTTTTGGGTCTGTGTAGTTAAACAATAGAAAATGCTGATATTGATCAAACACCCGAGTGGGCTTGATCATTTGTGTGTCAGAACCACAGTAAAAAATGTTACACGGTTCTTGTTGCCAAATTTCCCATATAGCCTGGAACTGTTGTCTAAACACATGATTGACATCTTTGGCTTCACTAACAAGATTGACTAGTTCCCAGTCACCTTGTAAAAAATGAAAAAAGCTTTGTTCGCTTAGTTCATTCATCTTCTCATATATGGGGTACAAATCACCTTCCCAACTACGATCACTTCCGGGCCACCACTTGGTGCTACCAATCTTGTGCAGACCTTTGATTAGATAATTTTTCATTTGACCAATTCTACTGTGGGGAAGTAGCGCAAAAACACATCTTGTTCATTTTTACGTGCATTGACAATGTTTTCTCGAATTTCATTAAAGAAGTTCCAAGCCAAGGGAATAAACACCACGCGATCTTGTTGAGCTAGATTTCGAACTCGATCAATGCCCGCAATGGGGATAGTACGACCGGGAGTAAACAAACCTTGCTTGAGAGGATTGTCGTCAACGATAAAATCCAAATCAAGCTCGGCATAATTCAACAGGGTATTACCTTTGGCTGCGGCACCATACCCTACCAACAAGTACTCTTGTTTGCGGAACTCATCAATGTGAGATTTCAACGCCGACACGTTTAGTTCCACAGTATTCCGCCACAGCTGATAGGTGCTGGTCTTGAACAGTGGTGCTTCTATGTCAATAATATTTTTCACATGGTGTTGACGACTATTCTTTAAACTCAACACAAAGATATAGCTGTTGCCATGTATTGGTGTTTTAACAACGTCGATAAGATTCAGCCCTGCACGTTGTGCCAACTTGAACATGCTGTTAGCATTGAAAAAGTTAACATGCTCATGATAGATAGTGTCAAACTCGTTATGTAATACCATGTCGGCTTGACTGGTTTGCACAAACAACAAGGTATCTTCATGCATTAACTCGCGGCACGATTTTAAAAATCCCAATGGATCAGGGTTGTGTGCGCAGACATTTTGCGCTGTGATTATATTGTATTCATTTGTGGCCAAACGATCCACAGCCGCTGGACCAAAAAAATCACACACCACAAAGTGATTTGCACTACTGCGTTCGTGCAAGTTCTCGGCTGGATCAATCCCGTAAGTGTTAAATCCTAGTTCTTTAAAATAGTCCAATTGGGTGCCATCGTTACAGCCAATGTCAAGAACAGTGGATGAACCAGGAAGATATTCTAAACAAAAATTAGCAAACCATCGAGTGTACTCACGAATAGTTTTGTTTGTACCTGTGGCATACAAGTAATTTTTGTAGATGATTCCTGGGTCAACAGTATGACTCAGTTGCAAGTGATAGCAATCGTGGCAAAGACGTACTGCCAATGGATACCGATCTTCGTGGTCAGTTACGGATTTCTTATAGCTGTTTGCCAAGGGTTGAACACCAAGGTCCAATGCAGTATGAAGGTTACTGCTGCCACACGCAAGGCATTGAGTATTTTCGTGTACGTGATTCATATCTTTAACCAGCGAGAGTTTTTGAGAGTCCAGTTTACCATTTGTTCAAGTCGTGTATCAAAGTCATATTTGGGTTCCCAACCTAAACTCTTCATGTAGTCACCACTGAGTGCATAACGGAAATCATGCCCGGGACGCTGGGTATCGTAACCTACCATGGTGTACTTGAGTTCTCGGCCCATTATTTTTGCAACAGTTTGCGCAACTTCAAGATTGCTGATTTCTCTTTGTCCCACAATATTGAACTTGGGACAAGTGGCCCCGCCAAAGTCTGTGGGCAGTGGGAATTCTTTGTGCGGCAAGTTCATGATAAACATAGTAGCATCAGCTACATCTGCGGCATGCACCCAATGACGCAAGCCACTCTCTGTGCCTGTTTTTTCATCACAGTGAATAGTGACTTCTTGATCTTCTAGTACTTTGCGCATGACCAAGCCAAGAAACTTTTCTGGCAACTGTCGCTCACCAAACACATTCATGGTATGGGTGCAGTAGATTGGCATATCAAATGTGTTTTCGTATGCCACACACAATTCTTCTGCACCGGCTTTGGTAGCTGAGTAAGGACTGCGACTGTTGTATCGATCATACTCTTGGTATTCAACACCCTCGGGTGCTGATCCAAATACCTCATCTGTACCAAAGTTAATAAACTTTTTTAAGTTAGGCAAATAAAATCGTGCGTAGTCTAGCAAATTACATGTACCCACCACATTGTCTTGTACAAATAGCATGGGATTTTCAATGCTACGTGTAACATGACTACCAGCGGCCATGTGGATGATATAATCCACATCACCAATTTGTCCAGCTAGCTGTGGGTTAATTTCTGCACGAAGGTCATGATAGATTACACGAAGCCTGCGCATTTCATCAGGACCAAATTCTTGTGCAAGTTCGGCCAACCGATTTAGGTTGCCTGAAAAATCCAATCGGTCCAGTGAAATAATGTTGTACTCAGGATGCTTGAGCAAGCGACGAATCATGTGGTGCCCGATAAATCCAGCACCGCCAGTCACCATAACAGTTTGTTTGTTCATTTGGTTATGTTTTCCTACCTAATATTTGAGCAGTATTTAACTTAGACATATTTGTGGTCTGTTAAAAACGGCATTACAATTTTGTCAACAAACTCTTGATTTTGCACACTAGTCGGGTGACAAATATCATCAGCATCAAAGTCAGTGTCGGTACAGTCTCGTGCCCACTCATAGATACCATTCACTGGTAAAAATTTTGTAAAATCAATTTGTTCCAGTAAAGGTTTTACATCTTCGTGATCTCGAAACCTATCAGCAAATACTTCCTGTGTGAAATTAAACATAAAATATGGAATCTTATGCAATTGCAAAAACCACTGAGTTCTTAACACATGTTCACAAGTCAAGATTGCACTACCGGCATCGTCATGAAAGTTTTTGTAAAAAGTTTCACACAATATATTATCCCAGTGCGGATTTAACAATGCCCAAGAGCCCCATCCATTTTTGTTGAACTTGACTGGATTGACCCACCACCCGTCTTTTTTGTTAAGACGTTCTGGTACTGTGCTAGCGAAGAACTCATGTCGATTTGGGCCAGACCAAGAAATCCCAACCAGTAGTTCTTCGGGCTGATGCGTTTTTAGTGCTTCGGCAATATCGTGCAAAACACCACGACTGATCATGCCATTGCCCTGGGCAACCATGGCACTGGATGTGTGGTGGTCTTCGAGTCCCAATTGTTCAGCTAGAAAAACGGGCCAAGTACGATGTCTGTAACCGGAATTCACAAAACTACAACTACACCCACCTGTGATTAATTTTTTAAACATATATTAGTATTTAGAAGCAGGTACATGGTCGCGGTAGCGATTACCACTGCGATTCCATTTCTTCTCGCCCTTGCCTTGCATGATATCAACTACACGATCAATTGTGCCGTTGTTCCAGTCACTGATCTTGCCAACATTGTGGTGTTTGTCTGCCAACAAACCTGTTAGCTTGGACATTGCATCAGTCATGCTCCAAGGTACATATAGTCGGTCAGCGTCATTTGCAAAAGTTTCAGGAAAACTACGATATGCAGGATAAAGAACATTACACCCCAGAGTGTCGGCTTCGGATACAGTGTTAGATACCCAGTCTTGAAGAGCACAATTAAAGAGAACACGAGTATCATTAACAAGGGCGTAGTATTCATTTTTGCTTAGATTTTCGTGGATTTCTAATTTGCCGTCGGCCATTAGTTGGTATGCTCGCGTCACATAGTCAGGATTGTTACTGCGCAGTGGCCCGCCTTGGAAGATGGCAAATTTGACATCGGGGTGATCTTTTGTATATTCTTCTATCAGATCCATAAAGAAGCCCGGTTGCTTCTCTTGATCAAACCTGGCTGCAAAGCCCACACGTTTTGTACGTTCTGCAAACGGCTTGATGTTTTCTACACCACCAATGCGCTCTAGTACTTCTTCTTTGCCAAATGCTAAGCCACTAATATTGTATATAGGAGCACGCCATCCAGCAATGCGCATGTGAGCAACCATTTCTTCGTTTGTGGCGAGAACTCCATCCACGAATTCATTAACCATTTGTTCGTAGAGTCCCATCCAACGTGCCATACCCCATACATGTACGAAATCATCAGGATCAATGGACTGAGCAAGACACCTAACATAAACCCGGGGACGCTGATTAGCAGGAATCTGATCAAATATATATGGTAAGGACTCAATGCCCGGTTGAAACATGTCTTCAAAGTAGATAACATCTTCACTTGTGACTTCCCCGTTCTTCATCATCTGAACCAAATTCATGATCTGGCTCATACCAAAATAACTGCGACCGTGTGCGTCTAACACTTGTCCCACTGAGATGGCCTGGCTATTGTCAATGGTAGTGCCGGGAACATAAACAACGTCTAGACCACGTCGATCAAACACACGTCGGTTCCACTCTGTGAGTTGTAATGTGTAGCGGGCTTCGTAGCTTTCTAGCCCCATGTAAAATAGTTTTCTCATAATCAGTTACGATACCCAGCAAGTCGACGAGTATCTTCATCCCACATGTTTTTAGCATGTTTATTTTGGATGGCCTTGTTGTATTGTTGGTAAGCGTAGCTCTTCCAATTATACAAATCGGATTCGTTGTAACGATAACCATAGTCTTGACAGAACTCCAAGTATTTTTCAAGGTCCTCAAAAATTTGAGTAACTTTGGGATTAGGAGTAAATGTAGGCTTTGCCATTTTAAATTTCCTTAGATAGCAAGTGATTGATAAGGGCGGTGAGTTTCATATTTAATGAGGGCGCCGTTCTCACCATCTTCGGCAACCTCAATCCAGACACTACGTTCAGGATACTTGCTAGCAATTTGCAAATACAAATCGTCTGCGATCATTTCGCAACTTTTAAAGTTGAGTTCCAGTGTTCCTCCAGCATAGAGATTCTCCAGCCAGCGTTTGAATTGGATGAATTCAATATCTCTGTCGTTGTGAAACACATCAATCCACACCCGGAAGTGAAAAATATGGCGATGAGGCACGCCAAGAAAACTAACGTCATATTCATCACCGGTCGCCAACAGTGGATCAGTGGCAGCGGCAGGATACTTGTGTATGCCTTCTTTGCGGAAGGTGACCCAGATTTTTCTATCTGCATGCTGTTTAACTCGTTCAATTTTTTCTCTTAGTTCTTGATTCATAATTTTGAATCTCCCTTGTAATCATCCCAACTAGTAAAAGTTTCACGGCTCATCAAGCTGTGCAGACTATGACACCAGACGCCGGGATTGGTAGCGTCAAAGTCTTTGTCATCTATTTTTAACATTGTATTATAATTCCACAACTTTGTATATGGTATGCTTACTCGAATCTGTGGAATAAAATTGCGATACTCACACAAACCACCTTCGTGAAATTCTTCTACATGGGTAATGGGAATGTCCAGGCTACACAGATATCCTTTGTCTAAAAACGGTTGTATCATGCTTTCCCAACGTTGCCATCCAAGTGCGTTCTCTGGATGGAAGCTGTGATTGGCGCCAAAGAAAATGTGTTCAGTGCCAATAAGTTTAGATTCAATATCAGCAACTGGTTGTACTCCTACCACAAACAAAGTACGTTTGCCAAATGCAGGAGTTCGCTCTACTTCAACTCCGGTAAAAAAAGCAACATTGTCGTGACCTTCTCTGTTCATTGTACACTGTCCTCTAATGCTTCTAATAGTTCCGGATTTAAGTCATCTTCTGAGTTAGAAGGTTCATCAACTTCAAACAGGTTGTTAAACATAGTGTGAGCATTTACTGCTCGCTTGCCAGTATAGCCACGTGTGCCAATCACCCGTTCCCATATATTAGCATGATCGTCGATTATCTGCAAGCTCTTTTGGCGATCCTTGGCAGCAAATACTCGATCAATTACACTACGGAAATCAAACCAACGATCATTTGGGTGCAACAACATATCTGGACCTTGGCCACTGTCGTATACTCGATTGGCTCGTTGCACAGCTTCAATATGCATCCAAACATTATGTCCCATTAATAATGCATAGCTGAAACTGTCCCAGGATGTTTTGCCTTCTTTGCCTATTTTATTTAGGTCGCCGGGTTTGTAGTAACAAATATCTGAGATCTTTAAACGGCTGGTAATAGGCGAGTCTTCAAAGTTTTTGTGAATGCCATCCTGTCGAACAGCATCACCAAACAACCTATTGTCAGTAGCATACTTTTTATTATCAGCAGTGGCGCTCATTCGATAGCTCCACTTGTCGCGATTCTCGGTAACAATGCTGTGATATAACTGTCCATTGGCAGTGGCCAGGAACGGACTGGCACAATCAAAACTAATTGTGAACGTGGGGTTATGATGGTATCGAACTGCACGTTGGATATCAGTAAGCAACACCGCCCACTCTAATTTACTAGTGCCCAAGAAGTGCATCCAATCGTGTAGGCCAGATTCTAACAAACCATCATGCATGAGATTGACAATGCGCCTCAACACCAAATGCACATCACACATGTTCTGCCCGCCCATGCCCCAACCATCAAACGGACGTTGGTGTTTGTCGGGATTGCAGTAATCCTTCATGGTTTCGTACCAATGATCTGCGTCACCGTGGTTGGCACCCTGCAACACATTTAAAATTTTAGTGTCACCATGTCGATTGTGCATCCAATATTCATTATTGAACTTGGTGGCATTGACAGCATCATCATAACTGTAAATGCCGGATGCTTTGGCCCACTCGGGGTTAGTACAAGTCCATGTGGGAATATCCATTGTCATGCCATGTGTGGCTATGCCGCACTGCCATTCTAGCACAGCACGGCGTTTCTTCTCAGCATTTTTGTCTTTGGGATTGGCCCACTCGCCGGGCCATACACCCTTGGCAATTTGGAATCCGCCCGAGTCACATAACATGGTTGTGCCAGCTTCGCGATTACGCACCATGTCCTCTTTGGGGTTCTGTCGCGTTAGATCCAAATCGGCATGTCCAGCTGAATACAAACTCCACTTGTAAGGAAACAAACCTTTTTGACTGTTGAGCCAGTTAAGTTGTTCCATGTCGGGAATACCAGCGGGCATGCGAGATTTGGGAATGTATTCGTCAAATCGTTGCTTGCCCACGTAAGTGGCATAAAAACTACTGATGGCCGGCAAAAATATTGCGTAGTCGTTTTGCTTGTCTGTTAAATTATCTTGTTCCATCTTGCTCCTTGGCCACTAGAGCAGTCATGATGTCTAGTTTTTCTTTCAAATCTCGGATGCCCGGATGCGATTCCGTCAAGAATTTAAATTTTATCTCTTCATCGCGTTTGACTCGTGCCCAATCCAACAAAGATTCAGCTTCGACAGTCAACCCAATACTGGAATAGTTACTACTGATTTCTTTCCAAGTAACACCATCCCAAGCTTCCATGTTGCCGGAATTGGTATTGTATCTAACTTGTCCAGCACCCTGTGCTCCGGGACTGAAGTATGGTGTCATTGGGCTGCCATCGGTAATTTGTATATAACGGCCCATTGACGAAATAGATTTGATCATAGTTTGAGGCTTTCCATTGTGATAATCTTACCCAAACTTTGTTCAAAATTTTCACTGTCGTGAATTAGATATATAGTAAACAAGTTGCGATCGTTGCGTTCATCGTAGGTACGGAAGATAACGATCTTTCCACCATGTGCAGATTTTACTTGAATATTTAGACCGCCATCGGGCAACTCGGTGTCATGTCTGGCGCGAACCAGGTTCCGTTGAGATTTTGTGCTTGGCATGTTTACATACTGGTCCCCGGATAGAGAATCTTCTTCGATACCCATTGCTTGTTTGCACTTTTTAGCGAACCATTGATCAAACCATTTCATACTTTTATCTTTCTAGATGCTAGGTATTGTTCCCATTGTACCCATTTATTTTTAACTAAGAATCCCCAATCACGTTGTTTAGGTCCTGGCATAAACAATGTCCATGCTGTTACATTGGGGTCTAATTCTATACGATGATAAGAAGTAGCACTACAAGTCCTAAAATGCCCAGGCCCCCTCCAATGCCTAATTTCTCCAACTTTTCTTCCTACTGTATCAAACTGAGGGATCCATTCATAGTAACCACCTTTCAGTATGAGTGTTGCGTAAGGCCAAGGATGGTCATGCACATCATCGGGATCTGATTTGAGGAACTTGTGCAGAAACACATTAAACGGAAAGTGATTTCTATCTTTGAGAAAAACATAATATCTTTCAAGATACGGAGCATTGTTGACTCTGTCCATTACTATACGCTTGCGTCCCAGACGCTCCATTATATTTAGAAACCACTTCATAATATACCTTATTTGCTTTGTGCCGGAAGGATGTAGTTGTATTCTGCGAGACCACTGTTGACAGTGATCTTCATTGCACCATCATCACTGATGCGCACAATCTTATCACCAACCAATCCCAAGATAGACAATACTTGTGAAACTGGCCAGGCCAAATTTCTAGACAGTGCGCCTTTAACACCTGGATGGAAAATAAATTCACCGGCGTGTGTTGAATGATCGCCAAAGCTGAATTTTAAATCGCCCTTGTCAATGCGAACAGCAAAGTTAGGCTCTTCGCTGTTGGCTTGATTTTGCATTTTTAAACGTTGGATACCAGCAACTGTGGGCTCAAATTCAACGTGCCAGTTAACACCTTTGAATTTTGGTGTCTTGAGTTTTTCAATTACGATCTCGCTGGTCATGAAGCGATAGTCGTTCTTGAAATCGCCAACTTTGTTTTCAAAATGCAAGCCAACAGGAACATCCTCGTTGTTGCGATTTTGTCTAGTAACATTGATAGTAGCACCTTCGCGGTATTCTTGCAAGTTCAGCAAAATTTTAAGCTTGTCCAAGTTTGGCATACCAAACACGCCAATAAAGTCGGCAACTGGACCATTAAATTTTCCCTGCACAACAACACTGCGATCCTCGGCCAGGCTATCAATAGTGGTTTCGGAATCTGTTCCAGTGATTTTAACAAGGTCAATACAACCCAAATCATGGGTGTGACCAACTAAATCTAGTAAATGATCTCTCATACGTTCTCCTTTTGTGTATTATATAGATTAATTTAAGCTACTGCAACAATTTTGGCAAGAGCTTGTCCGCCTCGTATGCTGGTAAGTGTGCCAGGTTTGGTTGCTTCTATCCAGGTCACAGCAGTGGTTATCTCTTGCCGTTGCGTGATTTTAAACCCCAGTTCTTCTAGGTATTCATAAATCATTCTTCCAGGGGTATACGAAGCACATTTGCGTTCAACCATTTCAACCCCGCCAAAACGATCACAGTCGTTGAAGGTAAATGCCACAGTACCACCGGGGCGAAGTTTTTGGAATGTTTCGACCAAGTACTGTTTTATAACTTCATAAGGTTTGTTATGAAAGTAATTGTAAATTAGTGCAAACCCAATTTGATTATCTGGTACTGAATGCAGGTATGGTTTCTCTGCATCCCTAAACTCGTTGATGGTATAAAATCTCAACCTCTGTACATATTCTTCGTTAAATCTAGACTTAACTGGGTCCAACAATTCCCAAGCCTCGTCAAGCAAGTACAATGGATCAAGTGGCACTAAATTATCAATCCAGGGTTCCAGTGCTGGACGTATAACAAGACCGGGGTAGTGCCAGTCACTATTGGCCAACAGTCTGGATAAAACATACTCTTGTTGTTCTTTTTCTAGAACAACAGTGCGTTTGATAATCCACTCTGGGCTATCATATCTAAGAGCTTCGTCATAGAGTTCGTAGCTGATAGTGAAATACTCATGCTCGTTTTCGGCAATCAACCTATTTAAAGATTCTTTGAGTGAGTATACTGTATTGGCGAATGTATCAACATTATCATTGATTTTGGCCATGTCGCTGATCAACTGATCAGTTAATTCGTAAAACTGCACTTCGTGAGTGCTTACACTGTGTACCACAGGCGCAATAAGTTGATGCAGAGTAGTTCGAGCTTGCCCTGGGTCAAACTTTTTCAAATGTGTTAGATATGATACAAGTGCGCTTAATTTCATTCAAATTCAAATAAACTTTGGAAAGTGTTTGTGGTGTTGGTAGCAGATGCAAGATCCCAATCCAACACGCCCAATAAGTTATCGATCTTTTGATCAATTACTGTGGCCTCCATCTCGGCATCATCAAATGGCAGTTCTTTAAACCAAGTTGGCAGATGCAATTCATCTGTGGGATACCCAATTGAGGTCCATCCCAATGCATTGGATTTTAATTTGCAAACAATAGTTTTCATACCATCAACAATTTGCAAACTGTAGTTGTCTCCGTTCATACGACGCAACGTATTCCAATTTAATGCGGCTCGCACATGTCCTGGCATGTTAGCTTTGCCTTCACGCTCTTCTTTTTTGCCATACATGGTCAAGTTATTGACACGTTTGGGAGTACCTTTCTCCCAACCAGGTCGCTCTTTGAATTCGTATTTGAAGTCACGAATCTTTTCTACAATTGCATCTCTACTGGAGCCGGTAAGCACTTCGTTCAGCACTTCACTTAAAAAGTCTTGAATGACTTTTGGTGTGTCACTGCGCTTCAAGTCTAGTCCCATGGCCTTGACCTTGCCTGGCTTGCCGTCTACATCTGTGCGCTTGCCTTCTTTGTCATAATACAATACAGCATAACGCTTCTTGGTAATGAACAAGCCCTTGCTGGCAACAATCTCACGCCCACCTTTGATGATTGATCCCATGTCGCGTGGGCAGTGAAATGCTTGCTCCATGAATCCCGGAAAACTGTTGTTGACTTGTTCGGCAATGCTGTCATACAATTGAACGCAAATTTCTTTGTTCCACTCTATACGACCCTCTTCAACTTCTTTTCTCAACACCCCCCAAGCGGAAAAATAGCAAGAGTCTGTGTCACCATAGATAATAGTTTCTCCAGTATGATCATACTTGCCAGTGATACACTCGTTGACATAAGCATCCATGTGCTTGGCAATGCTCCGACTAGTCAGTGTGGTTGACTGTCCAATACGCTTGTCAAAAAATCTGCAACCAGGATTAAGAATAGCACCGTACAAGCTGTTCAAATTAATCTTCTTAACCAATTGTCGCTTGTCCCAGTACTCCTCATCTTCTTTGTTTGTGCATTGCTTTAGTTTGGCCTGCATTTCTTTACGTTCAGCATACCAGCGTTCCAGCAATCCGGGAATGATACCCTTTTTCTCATAGGTCATGATGGTACCATTGGCTGTGAGAATCCAAGGTTGATTTGAATCAAATATCATGTGCCAGATCTCGGCCGCCGAATGTACGCTTTCCTCACCACCTTGCCAGTCGATTGTGATCTCAGTACCACGTTGTTGATCCATCACAGCAGTATATTCCAAACTGGCAAATAAACCTTCCCATGATGCGGCAAAGCTCATGCCTTTAGACATATTCTCTTTGATGAGTCTATCGGTCATTATTGGCCGAAGTTGACCAATGATCGTTTCGGGTCCCATGTTAAGAGCACGGATCGCTGAGGGGTAGAGCGAGTTAATGTCAATGCTTCCGATGTATTCGTGGATCCCTTTTTTGGGATAAGCAACATAGGCACCTGCGGCTTGCGTGTCTTCATCAGTGAGTCTTTCTTTTCGGTTAGGAACTACCATTCCACGATCGTGGGCTTCATTAATAATCGCTTGCTCGGTCACGGCCACGGCACCCATTGTGGTCTGCAATAGCACTGTGTTTTCGTGCGCCAGTGTGTTGGCAAGATCTAAAAACTTGAGTTTTTTATCAAGCTTGGCCAACAGCAATGTATCTTGTCGGTTATACTCGATAAATGTTTTAAAGTTTTGATTGTAGAGCTGATCCAGTGTGCCTTCAAAAGCAGTCTTGCGTTCATCTAGTTCATATTCCCCGATGGCATCTAGACTGTAACTGTGACGTTCTTCATATGTGTACTTGCGATACAGTTGCATATAGTCCATATGCACACGACCAATCAAGTCATATGTTTGATTCTCTGCACCGTATCGTTCAAACATTCTTTGTTTGGGCAACTGTCCCCAAAGACAAAATCTGCGGGTGTCATCTTTGCTGAGAACTCGTGTTACACGATTCACAGTATACGGAATATCAAAGCCCTCGCTGTTCCATCCACTAAGTGCATCTGCATCTTCAATTAAGTCAAGAAACGTTTTGAGCAACTCTTTTTCGTTTTGGAATATAAGAGTGTTTTCAAACTCGCTGGCAATCTCCTGTGCGGTTTCCTGGCTCATGTGACGTGGTGAGATCACAAGAGTGACCAGTTGATCTAGCCAGCTCAAGTAAACTGAAATTGCAGTAATAGGATTGAAAGGATCGTCTGGGCGACTAAAACCTCGCTCAGGGTCAAAGTCAACTTCAATGTCAAAAAACGCCACATTAAGTTTTGGTGCGTCATTGCCTTTGTAGTTTTCTTCTAAACAACGAAAAACTGGATTAATGTCTGACTCATACAGTTGTTTGCCAGACTGAATGCGAATTTCCTTGCGAAACTCTTTGTTGTTACGTGTGCTGAATCTTGATACTGGATTACCAAAGATACTTTGGAACTTGCCGCGTGGGTCGTCATAATAAAAAACATAACTGGCTGGGTACTCGCGGTACTCTCTCTTGCCATTACGTCTTTCTACAACATGAATGCGATCGTGCTCACGATCAAATAGTGCATCTACATAACTCATTAATTCTCCGCTTGTGGCCGGTAAGCCGTTCTACATGCTCGTAATGTGAGCGAGTCAAACAATATTTATAGAGTTTTTCCAACAGTTTCAAGAATTGTTTCAAGCAGTGCGTGATCTTGTTTGGCTTTGCCAAACTCGGCTTTGTGTGCAACTTTAATGGCTTTCTTTAACACAGCAGGTTTAATTTCAAGTTCTTCTGCAATGGCCTTGATGGTATCATTGAGTCCAGCGTTGAGGGTTTCAACTTCATGCATGACCTGCATGCCTTCGTTGATAATCTGAGTTAGTTTGATTTTTTGCTCGCCGTTAAATGACTTAGTGTCCATGTTGATTCTCCTTTAATGTGTTAGTATATGTGAGTTGACCTAGTATGTCAACCTATTAGGCAAGGCCGCCATGTAAAAATACGCCATCCAGATGTTTAACTTTATCAAGTTCAGCTTGCGCCAATTGGTATTCCTGGTGATTGGGATCAAATGCGTCAACTTGTCTGAATTCATGTTCCGAATAAGATTTCCAATCAGTTATTCTAGCATACTCAACTATGTCGGCACCAAACGTTTTGGCTAAATTATAAAATTCAACAATCTCTTGATAGTTTGCCTGTTGTACTACCATACGCAAACTGATTTCCATTTGGTTATTATTTTTCTTTTGTTGGATCCAAGCTAGTGCGTGTTGCAGATCTTCCCATTTTCCACCACGGCGCAATTTTTCGTATGTGTGTTTTTGAGCGGCATCTACAGAGACTGTAATTTTCTCAACTCGCTGTTCAAGGACACCAAGTCGATACCAATTCTTTTCAGCCAGGAGCCCGTTTGTTTGTAGTCGCAACCGTAGTTCCGGAAAGTCGTTGGGGTTGATTGCACCCAAGAAAGACAGCAACATTGGGCTTGCAAATACTTCGCCACTGGAACTAATATGCAAGGTAACAGATTCGTTGCTGGGTTTTGAAAACAAATTATTTTTTATAATTTGCCCCAATGCTTCAAGCTTGTCAACTTCTTCGGGAGTATTTTTAATTACTTTAGTCCTGCAACTAGGACAACTTAAATTGCAAGTTAAATCCCCCGAGATCCAAATCTCTCGAGGCATGATGAACACATAGGGATTGTTTATTAGATTTCTAAATACAGGATCTTGTATGCTGTCGTGGTCAATCAGTTGATTGTTGCCCAGTACACCGCAACGTTGCTCATTGCAGTATTCGTATGTGCCGTCTGAAATGCTTTGTCGTATTGCCACGCTTTTTTCGTTGGCTAGAATATCTTGTATGTTTTCTTTAAACAAGTTGCCAACACGACTGGGCAACCAAGCACGACAATCACATAATCCAATTTCGCCCCCAACACCTACATCTAGAACAACATATGGGCTTAGACAAATTTTATTTTGTAAATTTTTCTTTGAAAATTTTTGAAGGAACGCAACTGGAAATGTTTTCATTTATAAAAGCTCACTTTGTGCATCAAGGTAGCGAATCTCTTCGCACAGGCAGCAGCCGCCTACACCACGGTAACAAGTACCGGTCCTAAGGTGTGTTCTTTAGTGTGTAGTATACCTCTACTTGATTTAGCATTTCTTTGAGGGTGGGGTCATATTCTGACTGCCGAAGTATTTCGTTCCACTTAGACATAAATCGTTGAGTTTGTGCAGTGCGATGAGTATCGTAACCAACGATAACACGATCGGTTTCGCCAATGCCACGAGCATAAATTACTCCATTTGCTCGTTCATAAATGTAAGTTTTATCTGGGGTTAGACCACTCATTAAAATTTACGATGTTTTGGTTTGTAAGAAATTTTGCTTTCGGTTAAGCCGTCTGTTGCGCTCTCTGACTTGGGCTTTTGATGATGCTTTTTCATATTGATAGCAATGGCAGCTTGTTGTGCTGGATTTGCGGCTTCCGCCACACCTTGCTC